TCTTCGCTCTTCTCTTTGCTCTCGGGCTTGTCGCCGGCGCCGCGTTGGCGCTCGGAGTGCTGGTGGTCTACGTGCTCAAGGCGTAGCTAGAGCATCTTCGTCAGCACGTACCAGACGACGCCGATCACAAGCAGCGCGACGACGACCTGCCTGAAGAGGAACAGATTCGCCTCACGCTTGGTCTTCGACTCCGGCAGGTTCATTCGCTACTCGTCGATCCGCCGGATGATCTGACGTTCAGACCACGACCCCGTCGGCACAGCCACCGCGTCGACATCCCTGTGGCAATGCGGGCACACCGTCGCGTCCTTCCGCACCCGCTCCTTACAGAACGGGCACTCCCGGTACGGCGAACTCCTCGCGTCCGCCGGCAGCGCCCAAACGACCAGGACACCGATCCAGCCGAGGGCAACCCCGTAAAGCACCGCGCTGTCGCGGCCCTTCTGCTTCCCCAGCTTCGTCGTCAGGACGATCGGGACCACCCAGAGCACGAGCACCAGGATGAGGACTGTCGCTCCCATTCAGGCTTTCGTCATGTCCGGCCGATCGGGGTTGTAGGTTCACTCGTCCGGTCTTGCGGCCGGCCGGCAATGAACACACATAGGAACGTCACCGTGACCTCCCTTGGGCACGCCCTCGCGCTGCTCGAGGCGGAGCTAGAGCTGCTTCGGCTGCAGCGAGCCGAGATCGAACGTCTCGAAGGTCGTCAAGCGCCTGGCGGTGCGATCGGGTCAGTTCGGCCACCGCTTCTACGAGTCCTTGAAGGATCGGCCGAGACCCAAGATCTGACTCGTCGCCCGCTGCTCCGGGCTCTTTCAGGCGGCCAGCGAGCCTGAGCAGGTCGAGAGTGCCCTGCATGTTCGGGGCGGTCTCTCCTGAGATCCAGGCGTTCACGCGCCGCTGACGGTTCGGATCGAGCTTCGATCCGTAGAGGCGGTTCGCCAGGTCGACGCCGTCTTTGGCCCCCACTGCCTCCATGACTTCGGCGACGAACGCCTTGCCTTGGAGGTTGATCTTCCGGGGCGGCATCCGGCACAGCGTGTCTGGCAAGGCGATTGAGAGCAACGTCGATATCCGCTAGATGAAAAGGTCTTGACTTTTCTATCTAGACGATTTACGCTGCCGCCCATGAAGACAGTCACCCTCGGCGACCGCATCCGTGAAGCACGCGGTCACCTCACGCAAGACGAGCTCGCCGACCGGATCCGCGCTCGTCGCCCGAAGATCAAGGTCTCGGGAGTCCGGATCTCGAGGTACGAGCGCGACGTTCAGGCGCCGCGGCTCTCGGTTGTTGTGGCGATCGCCGAGGCCACCGACAAGCCCCTCGACTTCTTCCGCGTCGACGCCGAATCCGATGGCGGCGAGCAGGCCGACGGCGAAGCCGACGAGGAGGACTCGTCAGCCATGCTGCGCGCCGCCTACCACCTCGACCGTGCATCCGAGTTCGCGCTTGCGGACGACCTCAGGTCACGCGCGCGCCGCTCGATGCTCATCGCGGGAAAGCGCGGGATCCCAAAGTGATCCTCGGCCTCGCATTGCTGTTCGTCGCGTTCGTCGTGATCCCGACCGTGATGATCGCCGTCTTCATGTACCGGTGGGCGGCGCGGTGATCGTGCTGGGCTGCTTCGTCGTCCTGCTCGTCATCGCCGCCAGGTGGATCCACGCATGAGCTGGTCGGCCCCTAAGAAGCCGCGCCCGTCGTGGCTCTGGAGCCCGCGGTGAGCGGTGTCCAGATCGTTACGGAGATCGCCACCGAGCGCGTCCCGCGCCTCTACCGGGAGTGCCTGTATTGCGGCCAGCCGTCGATGGGCATCGCATGTCGCGCCCACCGTGACCTTCTGACGCTCGACCCGAACACCTACTCGATGCGCTTGCGCGCAACGTCGACCTAAAGGAGTCTCGATGCATCGCCTTGTTGCCGAGGTCGGCTGGCCCGCCCTCATCGTGTGCGCAGTCCTGCTCGTCGCCGCGGCGCCGGCGGTCGTGAAGTGGATCCGGTTCGAGATCCAGCTGTCGCGTCGGGTGCGTGCCTATGAGGCTCGCATGGAAGCTGCGCGCACCGCGCGGATCCGCATCCCATGAGCAGCCAGGAAATCACTCAGCGGACGCAGGCGCAGGAGCTCGTCTCGCGCGTCCGCGGCGACGACTTCAAGCAGCAGGTCGCGCTCGCGCTCCCCGAAGGAGTGTCCGTCGACCGGTTCCTCCGCGCGACCGTCACGGCGCTGATGGCGAACCCCGACCTCGCCGCGCAGGCGAGCCACGACTCGATCTTCACCGCCCTCCTGCGCTCCGCCCAGGACAACCTCGTCCCGGACGGCAAGGAGGCCGCGCTCGTCGTCTACAGCGGCAAGGCGCAGTACCTCCCGATGGTCGGCGGCCTCCGGAAGATCGCCGGCGAGCACGGCTGGGCGCTCGTCACGGCCGTCGCCAAAGAGGGCGACGTGTTCGAGTACGAGCTCGGCCTCGACCCGAAGCTCCGCCACGTCCCTGCACGCCCCGGCGTCGATCGCGGCGCGACGATCGCAGCGTATTGCGTGGCGAGCCACCCGAACGGCCACCGCTTCGTCGAGGTGATGCTGCTCGACGAGCTCGAGCAGATCCGGGCGACGTCGAAGAAGCCATCGAGCGGCCCGTGGAAGGACTGGACCGACCGCATGTACGAGAAGACGGTCGGCAAGCGCGCGTTCGCGAAGCTGCCGCTCGGCGAGCTCGACGCACGCGTCCTCCGCGTCATGGCCGCCGCTGATGCAGATCCTGGCGAGGCGTCCCGACTGATCTACGGCTCAACCGAAACGCGGGCGCTCCCTTCGGCGCCGGCGGGTGTCGACCAGCAAACCACGGACGTGATGGCTACAGCCCCGCACTCCCCCGCGGGACACCACGCCGAGGCCGACGCCGATCGTCAGCAGGCTGCAGCCGCGGCGCCCGGACAGGACGCGGCTGCAGCTCCTGACGCCGAGCCTGAGCCGTCGCTCGACGATGAGCCCGCACAGACGAGCTTCGAGGCGCCGGCGTCGGCCGGCGTCGACGACGACCCGATCGTCACCGCGGCGCGTGCCGCGTCACAGTTCGAGATCCCGAACGGGCAGCATCAGGGCCTCGCGCTGTCGGAGCTGCAGGCCAAGGGTGAGAAGGGCACGTCGTGGATCCGGTGGGCGCTCAAGCAGGGCGACAAGCTGAACCCCGACGCCTACCGCAGCGCGGTGTGGGCGTTCGCCCGGGTGTACGCGCCCGAGGTGTACCAGGAGGTTCTCGCCTTGCACGAAGCACAGGTGCAAGCGTGAGCAGCGTCGACCACTACAAGGCGGCCGAGGGTGACCTCGATCGTGCCGACCGGATCGCGAACAGCGATACCGCCTACGACGTCGACCGCCAGGCGCTCGTCGCGAACTACCTCGCTAGGGCGCAGGTGCACGCGACGCTCGCGCACGCCTACGCGGTCACCGAGGCGTCGAACGTCGGCGCCAAAGCGATCTACGACGGGCGGATCTGATGAGCACCCCGGAGCGTCACGGCGAGCTCGAGCAGCGGTCGAGCGTGAAGATCTCGACGACCGCAAAAGGCGACCCGCAGGTCGAAGTCAAGATCTACGACGGCACCAGCGAACCCGACGTCACGAAGATCCGCGAGCTCGCGGTCGACGCGTACAAGGCTGCACGGCAGGCAGTGGCGACGACATGACGTTCGTCCGCCGCCGCTCGACGAAGGCTCGCGTGCGCCCTGGCGACATCCTCGAGACACACGCGGGGAAGCGGTTCACCTATCAGCACGTCGGCGTGCCCGGCACCTCGATCATCGTTCACCCGACCGGCACCACGCATCCGACCCGGCCGCGGCGCGTGGCCGGCTTCGCCGACTTGGAGTGGTCGCGGTGACTCGCTTCCTCTGTGTCGGCGACCTGCACCTCGGCGCCGGCCCCGACTACGGCCGCGAGCCCGGCAACCGGCTGCGCGACCAGGAGTTCGTGTGGGAGCGCGTGCTCGAGCTCGCCGTCGAGCACGACGTCGACGCCGTCCTCTTCGCCGGCGACGCGTTCCACCGCCGCCGCCCGACACCGGCGGAAATGATCGCGTTCCAGGGTCCGCTGCAGCGCTTCACGGCCGAGCATGACATCGAGGTGTGCGCGATCGCCGGCAACCACGACTGCGAGGCCGCCGACCTGCCGACCGCGCTCGACGTCTTCGGCCGCGACATCGACCTCTACACCCGCCCGGGTGTCTGGCACGCCGACGGCGGCGCGTCGGTGGCGTGTCTGCCGTGGTCGCCGGTGTCGCGCTTGGTCGCGGCGCGGAATGGTGGGGACCGTGATGACTTGAATCGTGAGGCGGCCGAGCTGCTGCTTGCAACCGCGCGCGGGCTTCGCGCTCAGATCCCGAGCGGACAGCCGGCCGTCCTCATGCTCCACTGGTCGATCTCGGGTGCGTCGACGCCGTCGGGTGTGATGACGGACGACTTCCGTGAGGTCGTGCTCGAACTGGCCCACCTTGAGCAGCTCGGCTTCGACGCGATCGTGGCGGGCCACATCCACAAGCCGCAGCGGCTCGACGTCGTCGAGGTCGGCGCGCAGTCTCCGATCTTCTACACCGGGTCGCCCGCGCCCGTCGACTTCGGCGAAGGTGAGAGCGAGCACGGCGTCTGGATCCTCGATGTCGGCGCCGGCGCGACGCGGCTGCAGTTCGTGCCGGTCGTGTCGCGTCCGTTCGTGACGATCGACTGCAGCGGCGTCGCGCTCTCGACCGCAGGCCCGCGCGTCGACCTGTGCCTCTTCGACGAGGACGAGGACGTCGCCGGGGCTGTCGTGCGTGTGCGGTACACGGCGACTGAGGAGCAGGCGCGGCGGATCGACCAGGGCGACATCCGTCGCACGCTCTACGACGCCGGCGCTCACAAGGTGCATTCGATCCAGGCGACGATCGAGCGCGAGGATCGCGCACGCGTCGCCGGCGTCGACGAAGACCTCGACACGTTGGCCGCCCTGGATCTGTGGTTCGAGTCGGAGGTCATCGACGGCTGGTTGCGCGACGAGCTCCGCACCCTGTCGGCCCGCTACCTCGAAGAGGTCGGAGCGTGAACCCGATCGCGATCCGGGCGACGAACGTGCGCACGTTCGAGAGCCTCGACCTCGACCTCCCCACCGGGTGCGTCGTGATCGCCGGCGAGAACGGCGCGGGCAAGTCGACGATCCTGAACCTGATCGACGTCGCGCTATTCGCCGAGCGCGGCGAGCTCCGCGCGTTGCTCTCGCTCGGCGAGGAGGAGCTGACGATCGAGCTGCAGTTCGAGCACGCCGGCGAGCTGTACCGGGTGCGGCGCATGTACTCCGGCAAGGGCGCCGGCAAGACAACGCTCGACCTCGAGCACGCCGGCACCGGCGAGCCCAGCGACGAGCTCTGGATGCCGCTGACGCGTGAGACGGCGATCGCGACGCAGGCCTACCTCGAGCAGGTGCTCGGGCTTTCCCGGGCGACGTTCCGCGCGAGCTCGTTCCTCGCCCAGGGAGACGGCGCCGCGTTCACCGACGCCCAGCCCCGAGACCGGAAGGCGATCCTCGCCGAGATCCTCGGGCTCGGTCTGTACGACCGCCTCCAGCAGCACGCACGCCTCGAGCTCAGGCCGGCCGAAGACCAGATCGTCGAGCTGCGCGGGAAGATCTCGCGCCTCGAGGAGGACGCCGCCGGCGCTACACAAGCACAGGCCGACCTCGCGACCGCGCGCGGCGACCTGGCCGCGGCGCTCGAGCAGCACGCCGCCGCGGAGCAGCAGCTCGAGCAGGCCCAGCAGGCCCATGCTGTGAACGCCGCCGCCCACGAACGGTGGTTGCGCGCCGGAGCCACCCTCGCCGCCGTCCAGGCCGACCAGGAGCGCGCACGCGTCGCCTACGCCGCCGCAGTGCAGGCCGGCATCGACCGTGAGGGACGGCAGCGAGATCTCGACCAGGCGGCCGAGGTCGCCGCAACCGCGGCCGGGCTTGAGGAGCGCATCACCGCCGCCAACGCGATCGTCGGACTGGTCAAGGCCCGTCGCGAGCTCGACCGTGAAGCCGACCAGCGCGACCTCGCCCGCGAACGCCTCGCCCGTGAAGCGACGCAGCTGGGCGAGCACGTCGCCGAGCTGAACCGCAAGGCCGACCACCTCGACGCGCACATCGGTGAGGCCTCAGAATGTGACCGCTGCGGACAGACCCTCGGCGCGGAAGCCGCGGCCCGTGCGGCGGCCAGCTACCGCGCCGAGGCAGCCGTCGCCGCCGACCGCGCCGACCTGATGGCCGCCGGCGACGTCGCCGAGCAGGAAGCCGTCGACGAGCTCCGCGAACGCGCGGCCGCGATCGAGATCCCCGAGACGATGGAGGACACCGCCAGGCTCGGGCAGCTCCTCGCTGCGGCTCGTGCCGCCGGCGAACGCCGCGCTGTGCTCGTCGAGCAGGTGCGGCAGCTCGCCGAGCAGGCGGCCACGGCCGCCGAGCTCGCGATCAAGCTGGCCCACGCCGCCGACGCGACGAAGGAGGCCGAGAGCGCGACGGCCGACGCGGCGGCCCAGGTCGGAGACGTCACGCAGCTCGAGCAGGCTGTCGCCGGCGCACGCGCAACCCTTGCGAACGCGAGCTATTCGGTGGCCGGCTACCGCGACCAGATCGCCCGCCTCGAAGTCGCCGAGCAGCACGCCGTCAAGGCGGCCGACGAGGCACAGCAGGCCACGGTCGAGATCAGCGCGATCGCGTTGCGCGTCGACGTGCTGAAGCTCGCCGACCGAGCGTTCGGCCGCGACGGCATCCCTGCCCTGATCGTCGAGAACGCCGCGATCCCGCAGCTCGAGGTCGAGGCGAACCGGATCCTCGTCGAGCTCGGCGGTGCGACCGCCGACTGCCGCGTCGAGCTGCGCACGCAGCGCGCCCTCAAGACCGCCGATGCGCTGCGGGAGACGCTCGACATCGTGATCGTCACACCTGCCGGTGAGCGGCCGTACGAGTCGTTCTCGGGCGGCGAACGCACCAGGCTGAACCTCGCCCTCCGGATCGCACTCGCCAGGCTGCTCGCGCACCGTCGCGGCGCCGAGAGCAGGTTGCTCGCGATCGACGAGCCCGAGTTCCTCGACGAAGCCGGCGTCGCCCGCCTCGCCGACGTGCTCCGCGGCCTGTCGGGCGACTTCGACCGGATCCTCCTCGTCTCGCATCACCCGACGCTCGCCGCGGCGTTCGACCAGGCGATCGTCGTCGTCAAGGACGGCGACCGGTCCCGCGTCGGCGACGCCGTGGCGGTGCCAGCGTGAGCGCCCGCCGCGTGATCGTGTCCGGGCATGCTGTCGACCGGCTCCTCGAGCGCGACCCGAAGGTGCTGACCCGCGACGCCGTCGCGCACATCTTCCAGAACATCCAGGACGCGTTCCGCGAGGGCCGCACGTCGAAGCGCATCCCGCGCTGGGCCGTCAGCGACGGCCGCGACCGGATGCGGAACCGCTCCATACAGACGCTCAGGTACGCATGGAACCCTGGGCTGACGGCCTGCTACGTGCTCGTGTGGGCGCGCGCCGATGCCGACGGGAAGCGGTCGTGGATCGTCGTCACGACGCTCGGCGCCCAGACGGTCGAGGCTGCGGCGTGACCGTGCACGCTCTCCGCTCCGGCCAGGTACTCCATGCCGACGCGCGCTGCCCGGCGGTGAAGGGGCCGACGTTCAAGCTCGACGAGCACGACGCGCTCTGGCATGCGGCCAGGTGTGAGCATCCGCGCTGCGCGTCCGTGTTCGCCAGGAGCGCGTCGTGACAGCCGCGATCTACATCCCGTTCGCGGTCGCGTGGTTCCTGTGGTCGGGGCTTCTCGTTGGCTGCGGAGTCGCGGCCGGGTGGATGCTCCGCAAGATCTTCGTCGATTCAGCGGCGCGTCAGGATGAGCGGCAGCCCGTCTATACGGCTCGTGTGAGGATCGACGGGCAGGACTATCCGCCGATGGTGGCTGAGGGTGTGCGGTGGCGGCTCGACCTGGCGCTCGCCGAGCTGCTCGACGACCGGTCGATCAGGGCGTACACGCTCGAGGTGCAGCAGTGACGTCGACGCTCGGCCTCGAGCTCAAAGGGCTGTACGACGTCGCGCGGTTGTCGCGCGAGCTCGGCATCAGCCGGCGCGCGGCCGAGGCGATCTGCCGGCAGATCCCGAAGCAGCAGGTGCCCGGGTTGCGGAAGGCGTACGTGCGTGGCGCCGACGTGCAGCACCTCCTCGACGACCATGTGGTCGCAGCATGAGCGCCGTCTTCCCCGGGCCTATGAAGCTCGGCGAGCTGATCGTGACGCTCGAGTCTCTGCCGCCCGACGAAGAAGTCGAGTTCGACTTCGGCTACTACGAGCCGACGACGCTCCAGTCGTGGCGCGGCGACTACTCGCAGCTTGCGCTCGGTCACGGCCCCTCCCGCTTCCCCCAGCACGTGACCGTCAAGGCGCTCCTAGACCTGTGTCTCGCTGCTGACGGGCAGATCATGGAGGGCTGGAAGGGCGGCGGCTATCTGATGCGTCGCAACACGGCGGTCTATGTCGACAATCCGGGTGAGTACAGCAACACGAAGCTGATCGCCGTCGGTCGTCAGTACGGCTCGACGGTGATTCTCATCACCGCCAAAGCCGAAGTCGACCGTCTGGAGGCATGCGGTGGGGCTTAGTCCAGTGAGCGACGGCGTCGAGGTCGAGCGCATGGAAAACCCATCACGTCTCTTCTGGGGGCCAGTCGTGCGCTTCTTCGTCGGCGGACCGCTCAACGGTCGAGCGATCGAGGGCCGCGACAGTCGCGAGGACGAAGCCGGCCCAATGGCCGCGACGAACGACTACTGGCACGAGTGGTTCCTCTACGAGCCTTGCGGGACGAACGAGCGCGACTGGATCGTCTGTGTCCTCAACCACGCTGAGACGCTGCGGCGCGCGAACGAGCGGTACATCGACGGCAGGATCGACCTTGACGAGTTCGAGCAGGCCGTCGATTGGGCGCTTGAGGCAGAGACGATGGCCGCATGAGCCCAGCGTGGATCCGCCCCCGCGCGGTCAACAAGACAGCACGGAACCCGCGCGGCCGCAGCCACCAGGTGCTCTACCGGCGAGGCGGCCGCCTCCACAAGATCGAATCCGCCGGCACCTTCAAGACCCAGGCCGAGGCACGCACCCGTCGTGACCTCGTCGCCGGCTGGCTCGCCGCTGGCCTCGACCCGAAGGCCGAGCTCGCAAAGCTCACCGCCGCCACAGTCGAGACCCGGGCGCCGGCGGAGATCCGCGACGACTGGCTCCGCTCCCGCCATCAGCTCGACGAGAAGACGAAGCACATCTACCGCAACGGCACCGACGCCGCGATCCGGCTGCTCGAGCTCCGCGACCTCGCCGCCGTCACCGTCACCGACTGCGAGCGCCTCGTCGGCCTGCTCGCGGACGAGTACGCGATCGCGTCGGTCACGACGTACTGGCAGGCGTTCGCGCAGCTCCTCGACTACGCGGGCCTCGACCCGAACCCGGCACGCTCGAGGCGGATCAAGCTGCCCCGTCAGAAGCGGACGCCGCCGACGGTGCCGACCGCCGACCACGTCGCCGTGATGCTGCGCCGGATCGCCGCGAAGTACGTGCTGGCGATGGTGCTGATCGAGCAGACCGCCGTCCGCGTCGAGACGATCGACACCCTCGCCTGGGGGAACGTCGACGTCGCCGGCCTGCAGCTGCGGATCACCGAGAAGGGCCGCAAGGTTCGCTGGGTGCCGCTCCCCCGTTGGCTGATGCGTCAGCTCGAGGAGACCTGCCCGCTCGAGGACCGGCTGCCCGACCGCAGGCTCTTCGCCGGCATCACCTCGAGTGGGCTGCGGGGTGCGATGTCGCAGGCGTGCCGGCTCGGGAAGATCCCGCACTACCACCCGCACGACCTCCGCCACCGCCGCGCGTCGCTGTGGCACCTGCAGGGCATCCCCGACGCCGTGCTCGCCGAGCGTGTCGGGCACGAGCGGGCCTCGTTCACGAAGGACGTCTACGTGCACGTGATGCCGGTCGAGGAGATCCCCGACGAGCGCCTCGAGGCGATCGTCGTGGAGGCACGGGCGTGACGTCAGCCTGCGAGGCGGTCGGCCGCACCGATGAGCGTGGACTGCTCAACGGCGGGCACGAGCTTCGCGGCGGTGACCTTCTCGAGGTACGCCGGGTCGCGCTCGCCCACGATCGCGCGGGCTCTCTCAAGGGCTTCCCGCTCTACCCGCTCGAGGTTCACTCGCGCTGCGACTTCGCGCGCCTCAAGATCTCCGAGCCGGCCGCCGGCCGTCGCGAAGCCGTCCGCCGACCGGTTCTGATCAAGCCCGTCTCGATGCGTCTGCACCTCGCTGGCAGCTTGAGCGACAGAGGCCTTTGCGGCAGCGATCTCCTCGACGAGTCCCATGCCCGAAAGGGTATCCGGTCGGTTGGACGCTTCTCCGTTCCCGCGCTCCGGTCGCGTCCGCGTGATGCCTCGGTGATGACGGAAACCGCCGGGTGCGCCGCAACTGCGCATGGTTGCGTGAACCCGCGTTACGGCTCTGTTAGCTCGGCAGGGTCGCAGCTATCCCGATTTGGCTTTCTGAGCGGGCGCACTACCGCCCATGATGCGCACGAAACGTCACCGCGTGATGCCTCCGTGATGACGCGAACGCCGGCCGACCGTGTGGCCGAGGACCTGTCAACGATCAAGGAGACGGATCAATCCGCCTGCTACTCGCCAGCGTCTTCGCGGCGCTCGTCATCGTCCCATCCTGCTTCGCAGCTTCCCCTGACGCTCTGCACCGTAGGGAGCACCGCCAGGTGAAGTCCCTCCACCGCTACGTCGGGACGATCCGGTTCTTCCGATCGCACCCGCGGCTCGCTCGGTCGCCGATCGGCCGGCGCGAGGTGCGCCGCGCCCGTGTGTGGGTGACCGTGATCCGTCGCGAGCTCGCCGAGACGAAGGCGCAGCTGCAGCCGCGGCGGCCGCTGTTCGATCGTGGCTGGCTCGCTGAGGCGACGTGCATCCACGAGCACGAGGGCGCGTGGAACGCGAACACCGGCAACGGCTACTTCGGCGGCTTTCAGTTCCTGCTCGGCACGTGGGCGTCGGTTGGCGGCACGGTCCGCCCCGATCTCGCGTCGCCGCAGGAGCAGCTCCACCGCGCACGCCTCGTGTGGTTGCGTGATGGCGGGTCGTGGCGTGAGTGGGGCACCGCCGGAATGTGCGGGCTCGCGTGAAGAAGAGCACGGCCCGCAGTCCGTTCCCGTGGTTTGGTGGCAAGCAACAGCTCGCCGACCGCATCCTTGCGCTCTTCCCCGAGCACAACGTCTACGTCGAAGTCTTCGGCGGCGGCGGGTCCGTGATCCTGTCGAAGCCGCCTGGGAAGCTCGACGTCTACAACGACGTCGACGGCGGCCTCGTCAACTTCTTTCGCTGCCTCCGCGACCATCCCGACCAGCTCGTCCCGCTGCTCGAGCTCACCCCGTACGCGCGCGAAGAGTGGGAGAACGCGCGCCGCACCTGGGCGTCGATCGAGGATCCCGTCGAGCGGGCCCGCCGCTGGTACGTCATCGCCGCCGGGTCGTTCGCGGGCTTTGCAGCGCGCGACAACGGCGACGCTGGCCGCGGTTGGGGCGGCGAGCGCCTCGGCCGGATGCACCTCTCCCGTGCCGCTTCGACGGCGAACCGCGTGGACAACATCTGGCGGTTCGTCGAGCGGCTCAGGCTCGTGCAGATCGAGAACCTCGACTGGCGTGCCTGCCTCGACCGCTACGACGACGTCGATGCGCTCTTCTATCTCGACCCGCCTTACGTGCCCGAGACGCGGCGCGCCGGCGGCTACACGCACGAGCTGACTGCCGCCGACCACGAGGAGCTCATCGCTCGGGTGCTCGAGCTGCAGGGCGTCGCGATCGTATCCGGCTACGACCACAAGCTCTACGCGCCGCTCGTCGAGCGCGGCGGCTTCGACCGTCACGAGCACGGCATCTGGTCAACGGCGGCGCGGGGCGTGAAAGGCAACCCCCGCGATCGCCGCCGTGAAGTGATCTGGGCGAGCCCGCGCGCAGCCTCGCCGACACTCTTCAATCACGCCGAGGCGACCGCGTGACTGCCGAGGCGATCCGCGGTCGCGGCATGGGCGGCTACTCCGAAGACGGCGCCAGCCGGCAGCCGTTCGAGGCGAACCTGATCGACTTCCGCCACTCCGTCGTGCAGGCGAACAAGCGCGCCGACGCCGACGACGAGACCCTCGAGATCTGCGCGCACTGCATGTGCGAGGTCGACGTCGACCCGCAGCCCCACCGGCCCGGCTGCCCCGGCATCGGGAAGTCGCGCACGTCGACGGGGCCAGTGCTCGCCGGTCTCGACCTGACGAGCTCCCCGGCGCCGAAGCCGCCCGTCGTCGCCGGCGCGCCGTTCCGCGACGACGGCCTCGACGCGCTCGAGCGGATGGACAGCGGCCTGCCACAACAGCCCGACGTCGACGACCAGGAGGACGACGAGGTCGAGCCCGCCGAGGAGGTGTTGGAGGAGCGGGAACCGCAGGCCCGCGAGGCGTTTGAACCGCCTCTCGTTGCTGCTCGCGCGTCAAGCGCGGCGGCCGCGGTAGGGAGTGGGTCTCGCAGCACAGCGACAGATGAGGCTGCGTCCCGCTCCTCGAGCACCTGGTCGCGCGAGGTCTTGTGGACGCCAGAGACGGTGGTCGCCGGGATCGTCCGCTGGGTCGCCGAACACGACGGCGAGCTGCCGACGTCGACGACGTGGATGCGGAAGGCCGACGGCTACCCGACGACGTCGAGCGTGATCAAGGTCTTCGGAACGTGGACGGCCGCGATCAAGGCCGCGGGCTTCGAGCCGCGCAAGCGTGGCGGCCAGCGCGGCGTGCCACGGCCACGCGTCAAGGCGACGTCGGAGGAGCGTGGCGAGGCAGCGTTGCCGCAGGCGCAGCCCGCCCGCTCCTCGGACGCCGTAAAGGATTCGTCCAGCGAAGGTGCTGCAACCGCCTCGTCGGCGAGGGGCCACGCTCGCCCTGTCGACGAGCGGGGACTGGACGACGAGCAGCCGGCCATACGGGCACCGAAGCCGGAAGCGACCGCTGACGGGTCGGGGGAGCCGGAACGCGCGCCGGCTCCCGATCCCGTCGAGGAACGCGCGCTCGCGGAGCGGGGGTCCGAACGGTTGGGGCCGGACAACCCCCGTTCCGCCGGCGCGCGCCCGTACATCAACGCCGTGCGTGAATCCGCGCTCGAGCTCGTCAACGCGATCTGCGACCTGCTCGAGGCGGCTGGATGACCGTGGAGCAGCTCAACCTCCTCGGCGACCAGGCGCAGCCGGCCGACGAGCAGCTCGGCTCGATGCAGCGCGAGGTGATCCGCTTCGTCCGGCAGCACGGCACCGTGTCGAGGGACGAGGTCGGCGCCGTCATCCACGCCCACCGCGGCCGCCACACCGTCGATCAGACGTGCCAGTGGTGCGCCGTCGACGCCGCCCCCTTGCTTCGTGCGCTCGCACGGCGCGGCCTGATCGAACGCCGCCGCGACGGCCTGGTGCAGCTCCCCGACCCGAAGCCGCAGAGCGGCCCTGGCGATCTGCCGGAGGGATTCTGATGCCCAGGCCCGGACGGTTCGCCTGTGACGCCCCTGGCGTGTTGCAAGACGTGGGAACAACGTCGTGAAGCTGCAGTGCCACCTTCGTGAGGCGCGCGGCGAGCGGACGCTCCGCGAGATCTCGACCGCGACCGGTGTGTCGCAGCCCGACCTCTCAAGGATCGAGCGCGGCACCCTGCTGCCGGCCGACGTCGCGGTGCCGCTCCTCGAGGAGGCCTACGGGATCCCCGTCACCGCGTGGTTCCCGCCGCAGGTCCTCCTCGCGATCACCGGAGACGAGACCACGTGACTGCTGTCGGCTGCCGCGGGAAGAGGCGGTACCGCGACAGGCTCGGCGCGATGATCGCGCTGTCGTCCGCGAGCGCGAAGTCGAGCAAGGGAAAGCGTAACGAGTCTCGCCTCTACCACTGCCCGGATTGCGGCGGCTGGCACCTCACAAGCGTCCCTAGAGCCGTCTTCCTCGCCTCACGGAGGACACGGTGACCCAGTTCGTCGCACCGCCGCTGCGCGCCGACGCCTCGTTCCACCGGTGCGAGTGCGGCCACTCGATCTACGACCACGGCCGCCTCGGCAAAGACGGCAACCAGCTGTGGGTCGGCTGCCACTCCCGCAACTGTGAGTGCACGACGTTCCGTGCGTCCGACGGGTCGCCGTGGCCGACGAACAACGCCGGCGCGACGCTTGACGACCCGCAGGATCTCGACCTCGACACGGTGCACTGGATCGACGGCCGGGTCTACCTCTCGACCGACGAGCCGCCGCTGTGACGCGGCCGCCGACGATCGTCGAACTGAAGGAGCTCCTCGACGACCTCGACAGCGAGGCCGACAACCACGGCACGGGCACCTACGTCGGCAAGGTCCTGCTCCGAGCTCGCCGCGCCCTCTACGCCCTCGCCCGCGAAGTCATGGACGCTCCCCGATGAGCCGTCGCATGGTCGCGCCGGCGACACTGATCGACGAGCTGACCGAGAAGCAGTTCGAGCAGCAGCTCATCGGCTCGAACGGCAAACCCGGCATCGCCCGTGTGCTCGGGTGGCGCTGCTACCACACGCTCCGCTCGCGCGGCTCCGAGCCCGGATACCCCGACTGGACGCTCGTCCGCGATCGCGTCGTGTTCCTCGAGCTCAAGCGCGAGACCGGCGTCGTCTCCGACGCGCAGCGCGAATGGCTCACGGCGCTGCGCAAGGGCGGCGCCGAGGTCTACATCGTCCGGCCCCGGCACCTCGACGCGATCGTCGACGTCCTCCGCCGCCGCGGCCCCACGACGAATCCGCTGTCCGTTCCCGCACCACTACTCGACGAGCTCGACCGCGAGCTCGAAAGGAGCGCAGCATGAACCCGCACTCTCAGATCAGCGGCGACCAGCAAGGCATCGCACAGGCGCGGCCGCAGGTCGCACCGGCACCCAGGTCGGAGATCGCCGAAGCACACAGCGACCTCCACGACGTGATCAGCAGCCTCGAGGACCGCGTCGACAACCTCGCCGCCCAACTCGGCTCGATCCTGCGCCCGCCGTCGCCGTCGGACGAAGCCGCGAAGGCCGTCGACCGTCCCGGCAGCGACGTCGAGCTCGCCGACAGCGTGCACGTCCAGGTCTCCCGCCTCCGCACGCTCCACGCACGGCTGAACGACCTCTCCCACCGCATCGCCCTCTAGTCCCTCTCCCCGGAAGGAGCCACACCGCATGGCAACCACCACCGAAGAGTCCGCGCTCGAGCGCCAGGTGCGCGAAGAAGACGAAGCCCACGCACGCAAGCTCGCCGACCTCGCCAACGACGACCTCGACAACAGCGACGCGATCGCCGACCCGCCGCTCGAGGACACAGCGACCGGGCAGACCGCGATCATCGACCGCTCCGCCTACGAGCGCGAAGACCTGCAGATCCCGAAGATCGACGGGCAGACCGTCGACCGGATCGCGCTCAAGTTCGGCGGCACCGTCTACCTCGACCGATCCGACGCATCCGACGTCGCCGTCTACAACGAGCTCCGCTTCGGCCGCGACGTCGAGCTGCTGATCGACGCGAAGTGCCTCGGCGTCGGCGCATCCGGCGCCACGAACAAGGACGGCAACCTCGACGTCGTCGTCAGCACCAAAGGCCTGAAGGTGCACTCGATCTCGAAGCCCGCCGGCGCCGACTGGGTGAAGGACGCCGCCTAGACGAACCGACACTCGAGGAAGGGGTCACATTGCCGTACATCCGCGTCGACGTCGACGTGCGCACCGATCCCCGCTGGCATAACGCCAGCGGGGTCGTCCGCGCCCAAGCCAAAGCGCTCTACCTCGACGCCGTCTCCTACAGCGGCGAGCTCCTCACCGACGGCCACGTTCCCGCGACGGTGATGGCCGGCCTGGCGTCCGAGCTCGGCATCAAACGCCCCGGCGTCGTGCTCGCGTTCCTGACGGGAACGCGACACGAAACGGCCGAGTTCTCTGCGTCAAACACCCGAGAACGCGTACAGGAAAGTGCTTCGTTCTCGCCTCTTTCGGGACACCTTGCACGCACGAAATCGGGGTACTTCATCCGAGAATGGGAACGCTTTCACGACACACGATCCACAGTCCAGAAACGCCGAACCCAAGCAGCAGAGCGGAAACGGGCCAGTCGTGCACAGGGCAGGCTCCCGATGTCACACGAGGAGTCACACCGTGACGTCACACCTATGTCACAGCGTGACATCGAGCGTGACTCGCGCGGGCGCGTACCCACACGAGAAGTAGAAACAGAAGAGGACCCTAAGGCCGTTGACGTACAGCACCACGACGCCGACGACATCGAGCCCAGCCTCGACGACGACGAACCCAGCGCCGCGGCCGGCAACGGCACGGCCTTTGCTCACACATTCGAAACCCCCGACCTCCTCCGAGAGTTCTGATGCCCATCCAGCCGTCAGACCTCTACGAGCTCCTGAAGAAGATCCGCTACGACGCAACCGCGATCCAAGCGAAAGTCACCGACGCGCTCAACCTCCTCAGCGCGCTCAACCTCCCCGACCAGCCCACCACACCCTGCCCGCACTGCGGCCTCGAAGTCGCCGGCCCACGCTCCCTCGCCGAACACCTCCACAACCTCCACGACGGCCCAGTACCCGAGCACTACGCCGCCATCGAGGCACTCGCCGACGAGCTACACGACCAGGCGGCCGACAAGTGACACGCGAACGCCTCCGCGCACTCCACACCGCCGGCGTCATCACCGAACGCGAGCACGAGATCCTCGACTACCGCGCACGCGGCATCAGCCAGTGGACGATCGCGATCGCGCTCCACATCTCACCATCGACCGTCAAGTCAACCGAACGCAACGCCCACCGCAAGATCGCCAACCACAGCGACCAGGAGGACGCCGCATGACGACACGCGTCGACGAACGCCCACCCGCCGTACGCACACGCGCCGAAGCCCTCGCCCTCCTCGACCTCCACAACGCCGAAAGGATGGTGCGCATCGCACGCGAGACCGAGACCACCCCGGCCACCCTCACCCCACGCCACGAGCTCACGAAGCCAGGCGACGAGCAAGCAGCACGAGGCGTGCCCATCCTCGGCTTCCCCGGCACCAGCGGCGCGATCGCAGGCACCCGACCTTGACGACATCCGACCAACCTGCTTCACTCACCACGTCTAGCGAACGGGCACGGGACAGGCTGACTGAACGCCTGCACCCACCCAACCGCCCAGCGCGCTCACTCGCTCACCAGCCGGCCAACCAGTCGGCTTTTCTATGCCCGCGCCCAGCACACAGCCACGCGTCGCGAGGGCTCACCGTGCACGCCATCACCCGGGGGGTGGGTCAGCGACGGGCTATGGGCGCGTCACTCACCCGTCCTGGGGTCGAAAAATCCGGTTACGGGTTCGGGGGATTGAATGAGCGACCGCGTGATGGCCGGTGTCGCGTCGATCCCGGAGCGTGTCGGTTCGCTCGAGCGGACGGTCGCGTCGCTGGCGCCGCAGGTCGATCGGGTCGTGGTCGCGTTGAACGAGTACGAGCATCCGCCGCAGTTCCTGGCGAGGCACGCGAACGTCGAGGTGCTGATGCGCGGCCCGGTGAACGGCGGCGACGCGGAGAAGTTCGCCGGCGTCGACGAGTGGGACGGGTTCGTCGCGACGTGCGACGACGACCTGCTCTACCCGCCCGACTACGTCGAGACCCTGGTCGCCGGTGTCGAGCGGTACGAGCGTCGCGCCCTGGTCGGGTTCCACGGCGGCACGACGCTCGGGTGGACTGGCGCCGCGCTCGCGGCGACGCACAAGCAGATTCGCTGCCTCGGCGAGCTCGACGTCGACGACGTCGACGTGAACGTGGTCGGCACCGGGGCGATGGGCTTCCACGCCGATCATGTGCCGGTCTGGCGTGACGCGTTCCCGTTCGCGAACATGGCCGACGTTCAGCTCGCGTGTCACGCGCGGCGGCTCGGTGTGCCGATGGTCGCGCTTGCGCACGAGGCCGGCTGGCTGACGGACATCTGTCCTGCGGACGGCCGCCGGATCTACGAGTCGAACCAGGCGCGCGACGGGTCGGCTTGCGACACGCGTTCGCTGCGCCGGGCGGAGCTCGACCGGGTCGACTGGGTATCGCCTGCGCCGGCGCGGCCGCGGGTGCGTGTGTCGATCGCGACGTGTGCTCGGCCGCACTTGCTGCCGGGGCTGCTCGCCGACCTTGTCCGGGAGGCCCGGTGGGTCGATCTCGAGGTTGCGGTGTTCGAGGATCCTTCGGATGCCGACTACGCCGATGCGCGCGCGATCGTCGCGGAGCACGGCTGGAGCTGGCATCGGTTCGATGAGCGGCTCGGGAAGCGTGAGCACTGGCAGCTCGTCAACCTCGAGCTCGCCAGGTGCCGGTTCTCGGACGCGGGCTGGTTCGCGTTCCTGCCCGACGACGTCAGGCTGACCCGGCATGCGTTGCCGCGTGCGATGCAGATCTGGGATCGCCTCGAGGAGCCGGCGGCGTTGACGCTGTGGCGGCTGAAGGATCACGAGGGGCAGCCGAACTGGACGGGGTTGCCGCCGGTCGAGCGCGAGCATGCGTGGGAGGTCTTCCACCTCGACGGGATCTATCTCTGCCGCCGGGAGACGCTTGAGCACCTCGGTTTCGGGTGCCCGGCGCTGTCGCGGCAGCGGCTGACGTCGAGCGGTGTCGGGCGTGCGATGTCGATCCAGTTGCACGCCGGCGGGAAGCGCCTCTACCGCGTCGACCGGTCGCTCGCGATCCCCGTGATGGACGAGCCGAGCGTGATGAACCCGGACGCCCGCGACCGCCTCTACCCCGGGGTGGCGCTGTGAACCTGCTTCTGAGCCCGCACAACGACGACGAGGCGCTCTTCGCGTCGTACACGCTCCTACGCGCGCGGCCGAGGGTGCTTGTCGCGCTGGACGGTGGCCGGAAGAAGCACTACCCGCTGCCGGCGGCGCGCGCGGCCGAGAGCGCCGCGGCGATGGCCGTGCTCGGCTGCGACTTCGAGCACCTCGGGTTCGCGTGTGAGGACGCCGACTGGGACGCCGTCGAGGCCCGTTTGCGCCTCGAGGACGAGCCGGAGCACGTCTGGGCGCCTCTGCCGGAGGTGAACGGGCACCGTCACCACAACCGGCTCGCCGGCCTCGCCGTCAGGCTGTGGCCCGGCCGCGTGAGTTTCTACTCGACGTACACGATGGTCGACGACTGGCCCGTCCGCTCCCGCGTCGGCGAGCTCGTCGACGCCGAGCTGGGCTGGGATGAGCTGAAGAGGCGCGCGCTCGGCTGCTACGCGACGCAGATCGCGAGCCCCGGCACGAGCATGCACTTCGACCAGCCGCTCGACGAGTACTCGATGTCGTCGATCAGGCTGAACCTCGCGTCCGGTCCGAACCCGATCGCCGGCTTCGTGAACCTCGACAAGTCGACCGGCTGGATGTTCGAGGAGGGCCTCGAGGCCTACGCCGACGGATCCGTCGACGCGATCACAGTGTCGCACGCGCTCATGTACGTGCCGCTCCTCGCATGGGGCGCCGTCTTCGCCGAGCTCGCCCGGGTGCTCGCTCCTGGAGGCGTGCTGCGCGTGACCGAGGACGCGATCGGCGCCCCGGGAAGCACGCGCCCGGTGATCCGTCCGCACGCGATGGTCGCGACGAGCCAGGAGCTCGTGCTCGGCCACATGTCCGCCGCCGGCCTGAACGCGACCCCGGTCGAGCCCGGCTGCACGCTGTTCGTCGACGGCACGCTGATCCAGCAGAACTACGGGTCACCACCCGACGTTTTCCACGCCGAGGGCGTGAAGGCGTGACGAACCGGATCGGCAAGCAGGCCGTGCGCGTCGAGGCGACGCGGATCTTCGGGATGCCGCGGCAGCAGGCCCGCCAGGTCGTCTCGGACCGCATCGCGCGCGCCTACCTCCTCGACGGCGACGAGCAGCTCGTCGCGCTCGAGTTCAACGCGCACCTCGCGACCGAGCTCCGCGAGCTCGCCGAGGCCGTCAACGAGCCGAACATCTGGAGTGCGGGTTGATCACCGCGATCATGTGCTGGTTCGACGAGCCCGTCGAGCTGCTCGAGCGATGCGTCGGGTCGCTCGCCGGCGTCGCCGACCACTTCGTCGCGCTCGACGGCCGCTGGGAAGGCTTCCCCGGCGACCTCGTCAACAGCAGCCCCGCCGAGGCCGCCGCGATCGCGCGTGCCTCCCGTGCCGCCGGCGTTGCGGGCACGGTCGTCCATCCCGGTTTCGTCTGGTCGAGCCAGGTCGCGAAGCGCACGACGGCGATCGACCTCGCGCCTACGGCGACGGACTGGCTTCTGATCGTCGACGCGGACGAGTATGTGCTCGACGTCGACCGCCAGGCGCTCGACGAGATCCTCGCAGACACACCTCGCGACGTTGCCGAGCTCGAGCTGACGAACTTCGCGAGCCGGTTCCCGCTCGACCGGATGCGCTCGAACGTCTACCGCGTCCGCCGCCTCTTCCGCGCGGCCGCGAAGCCGCGGTACGAGCTCGCCCACAACGGCGTGCGCAACGCCGCCGGCGCGTGGCTGTCCGGCGACCGCGGCTACGTCGAGCTCGCCGACGCCGTCGACGCGACCGCGGGGATCTCGCTCGGCCATGCGATCGACGCAAGGCCGGTCGACCGGCAGCGCCGGCGCGCCGACTACTACCGGGCACGCAACGCTGCGCGCACCGAAGACTGGGCGGCCGCGTGATGCCACGCCGTCCGTGCCTCACGTGCGGAAAGCCGTCCGAGGGTTCCCACTGCCCGCAGCATCAGCCCGACGACAACGCGCGCCGCAACGCGAAGACCGTCGAGCACGGCGTGAAGCGCTCGCATTTCCAGAAGTTGCGGCCGCTCGTCTTCGACGCTGCCGGCGGGCTGTGCGAGATCCGGCTGCGGGGCTGCACACGCGTCGCGACGACGGTGCACGTCGACCCGGCGCTCGAGGGGAACCACGACATCGCGACGCTCGAGGACTGTCAGGCGGCCTGCGCGCACTGCCACGGCGTAACCGACGGCGCGCGCTCATCGTCTTCGCGACGGGCGGTGGCGGTCTGATGGCGATCCCGGGCCCGAAGCCGCGCGAGGCGTCGAAGCGCGCCCGCACGAACGCCGAGACGTTCCAGCCGATCGAGCTCGACCACGCGACGGCGCCGACCAAGGCGCGGCCGCTGCACGGCTCGAAGGGCTTCACGGCGGCGACCAGGCGCAGGTGGCGGATGTGGGCGACCTCACCGCAGGCTGCGGTGTTCCTCGAGACCGACTGGCTCGTGCTCGAGCGGCTCGCCCGGCTGTGGGATGCGTTCGAGCTCGGCGACCTCGGTGTCGCGTCGGAGATCCGGTTGACGGAGGCGAAGCTCGGCGCGACGACCGAGGACCGGTTGAGGCTGCGGATGCGCTTCGCCGAGGCCAAGGGTGCCGAGGAGCGGCAGCCGGCCACCCGGAAGTCGTCACGTGGCGGCAGGGATCCGCGGTTGACGCTCGTCGGGGATGACGCGTGAACGAGCCGCGCCTCCTGCTGCCGGCGATGGATCCGGTGCCGTGGCCGACGCTCGGGCCCGAGCTCGCCGACTGGTTCGAGGAGCACCTCGTCCATGGTCCCGGCGACGTTCGCGGCCAGCGGATCGAGCTGACCGACGAAGAGCGCCTCTTCCTCTACCGGGCGTACGAGGTCTACCCGCACGGTGATCCGCAGGCGGGCCGTCGGCGCTTCAAGCGCGTCGTCTACTCGCGCCGCAAGGGCACCCGCAAGACCGAGCTCGCCGCGTGGATCGCGATCGCGGAGATGGATCCGACCGCCCCGGTGCGCTGCACAGGCTGGCGCGAAGAGGCCGGCGTGATGGTGCCTGTCGGCGGCCCGGTCACGGACCCGTACATCCCGATGGTCGCGACGACCGAGGAGCAGTCCGAAGACCTCGCCTACGGTGCGGTGAAGGCGATCCTCGAGAACTGCGAGCTCGGCAACCGGTACTACATCGGCGAGGAGCGGATCCTGCACCGTGACGCGCCGGGCGAGCTGAAGGCGCTCGCTCAGGCGCCGAACGCGCGCGACGGTGCCCGGACGACGTTCCAGCACTTCGACGAGACGCACCTTTTCGCGTCGGAGCGGCTGAAGAGCTCGCACGCGACGATGCTCCGGAACGTCCCGAAGCGGTCCCTGGGCGATGCGTGGTCGCTCGAGACGACCACGATGTACGCGCCGGGCGAGGAATCGGTCGCCGAGCTCTCGCATCTGTACGCGGAGGAGATCCGCGCCGGCCGCGTCGACGACGCACGCCTCTTCTTCGACCACCGGCAGGCGTCCGAGACGCATGACCTCGACACCCGCAAGGGGCTGCTCGCCGCGATCATCGAGGCGTCGGGTGACGCGATCGCGTGGGCGGACGTCGAGTCGATCGCGTCGCAGTACCGGGAGGCGGCCGCGAACCGCGACGAGGGCGCGAAGAACCGGTTCCGCCGCTACTGGCTGAACCAGCGCCGCTCGCTCGCCCGCCGCGCCTACCCGCCCGACCTATGGGCCGCACGCGCGGACGTCGAGCGGGAGGTCCCGAAGGACTCCGAGATCGTCGTCTTCTTCGACGGCTCCTACAGCCGCGACTCCACAGCGCTGATCGGCTGCACGGTCGAGGAGAAGCCGCACATCTTCGTCATCGCCGCCTGGGAACGTCCCGCCGGCGCGACGCGGTGGCGCACACCACGCAACGAAGTACTCGACGCGATCGACGAGACGATGGCCGACTACCGCGTGCTCGAACTCGCCCCCGACCCGCCCGGCTGGGTGCGCGAGGTCGAAGATCTCGAAGCGACCTACGGCGAGACCGTCGTCCGGTTCGAGACGAACCAGCCGTCACGGATGGGGCCCGCCTGCGACGAGTTCGAGCAGGCGCTCCGCGGCACCGGCGAGCACGCCGACGGCGTCCTGCCCGAGGGCGGCTTCACCCACGACGGCGACGAGCGCCTCGCCCGCCACATCTCGCACTGCGTCGCGAAGAAGCGCGGCCGCTGGATCCTCGTCACGAAGGAGACCGACGACTCGCCGCTCAAGATCGACCTCGCCGTCGGCGCGATCGGCGCGTTCCACCGTGCGACGTGGCACCACGCCAACCCGACTGTGAGCGGAGGTACAGGATTCGCGTTCGCGTAACCCAGCTCTTCACCCGTGCACGCTGCAAGGCCGCCGCCCAGGCGGCCTTTTTCGTGGCCGGACTGATCCTTCTCCCGGTCGGCATCGCCGCGATCTACCTCCCGGCAGGTGTGATCGCCACCGGCGTCGAGTCGATCCTCGCCGGCGCCTACCTGAGAGGTGGCAGATGAGCACACCCCTGCTCTCCCAGATCAGCCGCGGCCTCGGCCTGCGTCAAGAGGTCGCCGGCGCGCTGTCGATCGAGGACGTCGCGAACCTCCTAGCCCTCGACAACCTCGGCTTCCCGTTCCTGAACCAGTCGCTGATCGGGAACCTCGAACCGATCGAGGGCGACTACGTCGGCCTCGCACGCGGCGCGATGAAGGGCGACGCGATCGTCTTCTCGTGCATCGCGCTGCGCGCGAAGATCCTTAGCGAGGCCCGGTTCGCGTTCCGCGACATCCAGGAGGACGGCCGCCCCGGCCAGCTCTCCACCGGGCCCGAGCTCGACATCCTCAAGGCACCGTGGTCGGGCGCGACGACCGGCGAGCTGATCGCGCGCGCCGAGGTCTACACCGCGATCGGCGGCAACTTCTACGCCGCGCGCAGGCCGAACGGCACGATCCGCGCGCTCCGCCCCGACTGGACGTACATGGTCGTCGGCGTCGCCGACGGCGACCCCGAGAACGACGACCCCTGGTCGATCGACGCTGAGGTCATCGGCTTCCAGTACCACGAAGGCGGCCCGATGCTCGGACGCGAGCCGCTGAACCTCCTCGCCGACGAGGTCGCGCACTTCGCACCGATGATCGACCCCGAGGCGCGCTTCCGCGGCATGTCGTGGCTGACGCCGGTCGTCCGCGAGATCGAGGCCGACAAGTCGATGACGAAGCACAAGCTCGCGTTCCTCGAGCACGGCGGCACCTCGAACATGGTTGTGAAGAACCCCGAGCCCGACCTCGCGAAGTTCCAGGAGTGGGTGAAGAACTTCAAGACCGAGCACGGCAGTGTCTCGAACCGTTACAAGACGCTCTTCCTGCAGACAGGCATCGACGTCGAGGTGATCGGCTCGAACCTGCAGGAGATCGACTTCAAGAACGTGCAAGGCGCAGGCGAGTCACGCATCGCCGCCGCGGCCGGCATCCACCCCGCCCTCGGCGGCTTCTCCGAAGGGCTGCAGGGATCGGCGCTCAACCGTGGCAACTTCGCCGAGATCCGCCGCAACTTCGGCGACATGCACGCCTCCCCGTGGTGGCGTGAGCTGTGCGGGTCGCTCGCGAAGATCATTGACGTCCCGGACCAGAAAGAGCTCTGGTACGACGCGCGCGACGTCGCCTTCCTCGCGCAAAACCACGTCGACGCGACGGCCTCGCAGAAGAACCAGGCGGAGACGCTTTCGACGATGTTCATGGCCGGCTGGGAGCCCGACTCGATCGTCGACTGGCTCCGCACTGGCGACATGACCGTGCTGAAGCACAGCGGCGTCGACTCCGTGCAGGTGCAGGGCACCGCGGCCGCCGAGCCGGCGGCGCAGAACGGCCACTCCGACCGGCTGCCGGTCCTACCAAGGGAGCAATCATGAAACACGACTACCGGCTGCTCGGACAGCTCGTCTCCGAGACGCCTTGGCAGATCCTGCCGTCGAAGCTGCACGAGATCCAGCAGTTCTGGTCGCGCGTGCTCGCCGGCGACGTCCTGTCGGACGCGGAGATCGAAGAGATCACGTCGGCGGCGCAGCAGCGCCGCTCGAGGCCTGCGGCCGGCTCGATCGGTGTGCTGCCGCTCTACGGGTCGATCTTCCCGAAGGCGAACCTAATGGCCGACATCAGCGGCGGCACCTCGCTCGACGCGTTCGCCGCGGTCTACCGCGGGATGATGGCCGACCCGAACATCGCCGCGGTCGTGATGGACGTCGACTCGCCCGGCGGGTCGGCGGCGATGCTCACCGAGACGGCCGCGATCATTCGCAAAGAGAAGACGAAGCCGCTCGTCGCGGTCGCGAACACGATGGCCGCCTCTGCGGCATTCGGTCTCGCCGCCCAGGCCGATGAGTTCGTCGCGTCACCGTCAGCGGTTGTCGGCTCAGTCGGCACCTACATGCTCCACCAGGACCTGACCGCGGCGCTCGAGGCCGAGGGCGTGAAGATCACGGCCATCCAGTCGAGCCCGGCAAAGACTGAGACGGCACCGTTCGTCGCTCTCTCCGACGAAGCGCAGCAGGCGCTGCAGCACATGGTCGACCAGTACCAGGCGATCTTCGTTTCTGACATCGCGAAGGGCCGCGGCACGACCGACGCGACTGTCCGGAAGAACTACGGCGACGGGCGCCTCCTCACGGCGCAGGACGCGCTGGCCGCTGGGATGGTCGACCGCGTCGACACGTTCGAGAAGGTCGTAACAGGGCTCCTCAAGAGCAACGGGTCGATGTCGATGGGCCGGTCGACGGCGTTCATTCCGGCCCGTGACGGCGAGCGCGAGCTCGTCGGGGTCGGCGAGGCGGTCGCGGCCGCGTCGGCTGACTTCCGGGCGATGCCGGTCGAGCAGCTCCGCGAGGTGTTCTTCGGGCTGCTCCCCGCCGGCGCGACGCCAGCGCCGAAGGGCTCGAGCGAGACGGACGCGCTCGCCGAGCCCGTCAAAGAACTCGACGCCATCCCGGCGTCAGTGCAAGCGACCGCAGCCGCGGTCACCAGCCGCGCGACGGCGACGGCACCTACCCCCAAGGCCAAGGAGGCCACAGTGAAGAGCAAGGAAGAGCTCGTCGCGCAGCGCGAGACCCTCGCGGCGCGGACGCAGGAGATCAACACCGAGCACTCGGGCACGCTGCTCGAGGGCGAGCCGCGCGTCGAGTACGACGAGGCGATGCAGGCGATCGACCAGATCGACATCACCCTCGCCGACCTCGCGAAGCGGGAGGCCGACCAGGCCCGCATCGGGGCCGTCGCCGAGGCGAACAAGGACGCGATCGAGGGCGGCAACGGCGCAGTCGCGCGGAAGTCGTTCGGCACGAACGCCGACCGCAAGGGCCCCCAGAACATCTGGGACCTCGCGGGCTACCAGAAGCACGCACGCTCGCTCGACGAGCTCGCGGGCCTCTACGCGGACGGGGCGAAGCGGGCGAACGAGACGGTGCTGTACGCGACGGACAAGCAGGAGCGGCCGAAGTCGTTCGTCGAGCAGCTGCTCGGCGCCGACTCGAAGGATGCCCAGTTCGCCCAGCGGATGATCGTCACGTCCGACCCGGCGTTCGACAAGGCGTTCGGGAAGCTCGTGATGGGCCGGCCGCTCTCGAACGCCGAGCAGTCGCTGATCAACCAGGCCGTCACGATCACGGGCCTCGGCGCGGAGACGCCGGTGCCGGTGCAGATCGACCCGACGGTGCTGCTCACCTCCGACGGGGTCGCGAACCCGATGCGGGCGATCAGCCGCAACGTCACGATCACCGGCAACACCTGGAGGGGCATCTCGTCCGACGGCGTCACGGTCGACTACGCGGCGGAGCTCGCCGAGGTCACCGCACAGACGCCGACCTTCGACGCACCGGACGTCACGGTCGTGAAGGCGCAGGCCGAGGTGCAGTTCTCGATCGAGGCCGACGAGGACTGGGGCGCGCTCCGGTCCGAGCTCGCGCTGATGTTCCAGGACGCGAAGGACACCAAGGAGGCGAACAAGTTCCTCTTCGGCGACGGCTCCGACGAGCCGGAAGGGCTGATCACGGCCCTCACGACCGACGGGACCTCGATCATCGACACGGCGTCGGTGAACACCCTCGCGATCTCCGACCTCGACCTGGTCGTCGACGACCTGCCGCCGCGCTTCGACGCGAACGCGCAGTGGATCGGCAACCGCGGCGTCTACTCGGCGCTGCGGGCCCTCGCGGGCAGCCGGCTCGACTTCTGGGTGCCGCTCGCCCAGGGCTTCCGGAATCGGCCGCAGGGCACGACCGGCTACACCCTGATCGACTACCCCGTGAACGTCGCGTCCGAGATGTCGCGCGCGGTCACGACCGGGAGCGAGAAGGTGCTCGTCCTCGGCGACTTCGGCCGCGGCTTCGTGATCGTCGACCGGGTCGGCCTGAACGTCGAGCTCGACCCGCTCGTCCGCAACAGCAACGGGAAGCTGATCGGGGCGCGTGCGCTCTACGTCTACTTCCGCAACACCTCCGCGCTCCGGACGCCGAACGCGTTCCGGATGCTCCGGATCAAGCACAGCTAAAGCGGCTGCGCTGACCAGTTCCGGCGGCGAGGCGACGGTCTCGCCGCCGGATCACTCAACCTCGAAAGGAAGCCACCGAATGACGGAAGCAGAGAAGGGCACGCCCGGGATCGTCAGGGCGTGCACGTCGGCGCAGTTCGAGCACGCCGGCAACACGGTTCGGATCATCAAGGGCGAGACGACGGTCGAGGTCGGCCACTCGATCCTGAAGGGCCGCGAGCACATGTTCGAGCCGCTCGTCGTCGATTTCCCCGTCAAGCACGCGAAGGCGTCGTAGCAACCCGATGCCGACGTTCGTCCCCAGGGTCTTTCGCCAGCTCCGCGACGTCGCGATCTCTGCGCCGTCGGACGGGCAGGTGCCGACGTTCAACGAGTCAACAGGGAAGTGGGAGAACGCCGACCCGACCGGCGGCGGAGGGGGCGGCCAGGTGGACGCGGTCGTCGGGGGCACCGGCATGCATGTCGACGCGACGGATCCGGCGAACCCGGTCGTCGCGTTGTCGAGCGGTGCGCAGACGAGCCTTGGCCGGGCCGATGCGGCTGCTGGTTACACGGACGCTGCTGTGGCTACTGAGGCTTCTGCTCGCGCGGCGGCAGACACCGCGGCCATCGCGACGGCTGAGGGTTACACGGATACGCACGTCGCGAGCGAAGCTTCCGCGCGTGCCGCTGCCGACACGGCCGCCATCTCGACCGCAGAGGGCTATACCGACACTAACGTTGCCGCAGAGGCCTCAGCACGAGCCTCCGCGGTCACTGCGGCGATCGCGACTGCCGAGGGGTACACGGATACGGCAGTCACGGCCGAAGCATCGGCGCGCTCCACTGCGGACGGGGCGCTGACTCCGCAGACGCGCACGATCACCGCCGGGGCTGCGCTGACCGGCGGCGGCGCACTGACCGCTGACCTGACATTGGACGTCGCCGCCGACGGGTCGACGCTGGAGATCAACGCCGACGCTTTGCGGGTGAAGGACGGCGGGATCACGAACGCGAAGATCGCCGCTGCGGCGGGGATCCCGTACTCGAAGCTCAACCTCGCCGCCAGCATCCTCGCCGGCGACTTCTCCGACGCTGAGATCGCGGCGCTAGCGGGGCTGACTTCTGCAGCGAACAAGCTGCCGTACTTCACAGGGTCCGGAACGGCTGCGCTGGCGGATCTGACCGCGTTCGCGCGGACGTTCCTCGACGATGCGGATGCATCGACGGTGTTGTCGACTTTGGGTGTGTCGGCGTTCATCAAGACGCTGCTGGATGACGCGGACGCGGCGACCGCACGCACTACTCTAGGTGTCGGCTCTGCGCTCGCAGACGTCGCGACGACCGTAGCCGGGCTGAACGCATCGCCGGTCAACGGCGAGATAGGCATGCTCCGCCTCGGGTCGACGCCGTACCAGTACATGAAGCTGATCTACGACTCGACGCGCGGGAAATGGGTCGGAGACCAGTTCCCAGCGATCTTCGCTCTCACGGGGACGATCGGATCGATCAGCGGAACGACTTACACCGCGCTAACGGACAGCCAAGTGGTGCGGATGCTCATCCCGTTCTTCAACCTGATGTATACGGCTGGTCTGCGGCCCGAGGTGTTCCTTCAGGCGCAGATGACCAACAGCGGAAATACGTGCTTCGCGCGTGTGGCGCTTTTCGGAGTATCTGACGGAGACACTGGATTGACGTTGTACGACGTCGCCGGTGAGGTGTCTGTCGTCGCGTCTTCAGCAACGTATAAGGAGAGCGGCTGGTCGGCGTACCCGGCGCTGACGGTGACGAAGGATCATGCGGTCGCGATCGTTCAGGTGAAGGTTTCTGCAGGGACTGCTAACTATAGCGGCTTAGGCGGTTGGATGCGGTGGGTGGCCTAGTGGATCAGGTAGCCGGGAAGATCAGCAACCTGGACCCGCTCGGCGCTGCGCGGCAGAAGCCTGCGGAACCGCGGTTCGGTGCGCAACCAGCCTGCCACGGTCACGCCGCGGCGGCGCGCGTCTCGTTCCTGCCGGAACACCTGACCGGTGACGAAGCCGGATACCACGACCAGGTGCGGCTCGTCGACGGCGGCGAAGTAGTCGCGCCATTGACTGTCGGCCAGTTCGGTATCGACGCGGTGCAGGATGTGAAGGTCGAAGCCGTGCAGCGGCCCGTCGAGAAGGTCGTGCTGGGCGACGTTCGGGAATCGCTCGCGAAGCATTCCCACGGTCGCGGGCGCGTACTCCGTCACGGTCAGATCACAACTGCGCTGGATGCTGGCCTCGAGCACCGCTGCGCCGACACCGTAGGAACAGACCCGTCTCGCGCCCACACGACGGATGACCTCCTCGACAGCTTCCGCGCGCTCGGACAGGTCGATGGTCACGTTCATGCCGAACGGCGACTCGGTCGCCCGCAGCGCATCCCAGCCTGCGGCGTCCAACTCCTCGAGGTCGGGAGCGATCGCCGTGAAGTCGAAGCGGTGACGGATCGTCAACGGGATCCGCGCGATCACATCCACGCGCCGAGTGTATTCCCCGATCGGAGGAACGTCTGATGAGAGCCGCACCCGGAACCGTCATCACCTGGACGCTCGAAACCGGAACCACCGGCCTCCTCGGCACCATCGCGGCCGGCATCTACGACGGCGACACCGCCGTAGTCCCGCTCGACGACGCAAACGTCACCAACGAGATCTCCGACTCCGGCGTCTACCAGGCTGTCCTCACAGTCCCAGCGACCGCCGGCACCTACGTTCTGTTCGGCAGCCTCGACGGGACGCTCGACCCCGACCAGGTGATCACCGAAGACCTCGTCGTCAGCACCACCGAAGCCGACAACCCCGATCCCGCCGGCACCGACCTCTGCACCCTCGCCGACGTCAAGACCTACCTCCCCGGCTACGAGCCGAACGACGCGACCGACGCGAAGCTGCAGCAGCTCATCACAGCCGAGTCCGACCAGTTCACCGCCGACTCCGCGTTCGAGTTCGTCGCCGCCGGCGCGCAGCCCGCCGCAAGGCTCTTCACCGTCTACCCCGGTTGGGGCCGCCGCGTCCACGTCGGCGCCCTCGCGAACACCGAAGAGCTCGTCGTGAAGCTCGTCGACGACAACGGCGCCGAGACCGACGTCGACACAGACAACATCACCGCGGTCTACGCGACCGCCTACCAGCCCACCGCGGTCTGGCAGCCGATAACCACCATCGAGATCCGCACGCCCACGTTCCTGGCCGGCCAGCTCGTGAAGGTCACCGGCAACTGGGGCTTCCCATCCGTCCCGCCGTTCGTCCGCGAAGCCGTCGCCGCGACCGTGCTGCTCCGCTACATCTCCGACGTCGCCGAAACCGGCACAACACTCTCCGACGCGCTCGACAACGTCAACATCCGCAGCCTCGTCGCCCGCCGGCAGGACGCCCTCGCAGCCCTCGACCGCCTCCAGCCGCCCGTCCTCGCATGAGAGAACGCGATCTCTACTGGCTCGCAGGTCTCCTCGAGGGCGAGGGTTCGTTCCAGGTCGGCTACGACAATCGGCAGGGACTCGGCCGCAGCCCGCGCCGCTATCCGAGACTGCAGCTGCGCATGACCGATGAGGACGTCATCGCCCGTGCTGCCGCCCTTCTGGGCTGCAGCTACCACGGTTCGGTCTCTCCATCGGCGGTCGGCAAAAAGCCCGTCTACGGACTCGCGATCAACGATGCGCGCGCAGTTGCTCTGATGCGCCAGCTTCGCCCTCTGCTCGGCGAGAGGCGCCAGCAGCGCATCGACGAGATCCTGGCCGAGCAAGATCCAACCGGCGACCGCTACGCCGACAAGGTCGCAACAGCATGAGCAACGTGATCTCCGACCTCCGCGAGGCGATCCAGGCGTACCTCGCGACGCCGTTCCCGGATCCGGTGCAGATCGCCGGCGGCCGCGGCGAAGGCGTCAACCGCGACCCGTTCCCGAAGATCCGTGTCTGGCATCCCGGCTACACACCGAAGCCGACCAACCAGACGCTCGCGAAGCCGACGCTCACCCTCCGCTACTTCCCGACGCTCTCGAAGCAGCCGTCCGTGACCGAACCGCGCGACCAGACCGCGCTCGAGCAGGCGGAGGTCGACCTCCTCACCGCGTTCGCCGGCAAGAACCGTGCAGGGGACTTCATCGACAACGTCGCCGTCACGGTCACCGGCTGCGTCCTCAACGACGACCCGGCCCGCTGGTACGTCGAGATGACGCTCACCGCCCTGATGCAGAACATCGCGCAGCCCGCCGCATGATCAACGCCCATGTCACCTACGAGGACCACTTCGACCAGTTCACCGAGGCGCTCGAGCGGCGCGTCCTCGAGGCCCTCGACGAAGGGGCCGCCGTCATGGCCGAAGTCGCAAGCGAACGCGCAGGCAACGTCGCGAAGTTCTCCGTGCTGCCGGCGCGCCACACACTCTCCGGCTACGCCGCCGGCGCAATCGCCGACAACAAGAAGTTCCGGATCTTCGACAAGGGCTCGCTCGGCAAACGCCACGTCCGCCTGAAAGGCAACGACCGCCGCAAACCAGACTGGCCGGTCACACGCGGCGCCGGCGACTACACCGCCCACCGCCAGCACGTCGACCAGGGCGGCGTCGAAGCACGCAACATCACCGGCCCGGCGAAGGCCGCCGGTCTGAAAGCGCTCCTCGCGGCCCTAGGCCGCTAACCCACTCCGATGACTCGGAACACCCACCCCGCCTAGGGAGGCAAACGCAATGACCTTTTTCGCAGGCAACAGCCGCAACATCATCGTCAAGAAGCAGGTCGACAAGGACACACCGATCGTCGACTTCACCGACGGGATGCTGCTCCGCATCTACGAGTTCACCCCCGACCCGTCACGCGTGATCACCGAGCTCGTCGAGAACGACGCGTCGACGCAGCAGGGCGGCTCGCACGTCTCGGCGATCACGCCCGGGCTGTCGTTCGGGATCTACGGCCGCCCCGGCGAGCTCGACCTGATCGCCGAAGCGCTCCTCGGCGACAACGACGACTCGGCGACCGTCGACCCGACGACGCACATCACGACGCCGTCGACGAACCAGCCGTATTACTCGGTCCTCGAGGTCGTCCCGTACGGTGGCGGCCGGCTGTGGGACGGCTGCCGCCTCTTCGGCGGCCAGTTCACGTCGCAGGACGACTCCGACACGGAGCTGCGCGTCACGGGGCTCGCGTTCGTCGCTCTCGGCGTCACCGACAACGTGACGGCCCCAGACCCGCTCCCGACCCCGGACCCGGAGCTGCCGTTCGTGCACGCCGAGGCCGCGATCAAGTACGCGACCGTGCACCTCGGCCTCACGAAGCAGGTCACCGTCACGGTGAACCGCAACGGCGGCCGCCGCCAGGGCGACTCCGGCTTCCGCGCAGCCGACGCGACCCCCGGCAAGTTCGCCGTCGACGGCACCGTCTCGCGGTACACGCAGGACAACGCGATGCAGCGCGCGATCGACACCGGCTCGAAGACCGGCACCGCCGCGACGACGGACATCTACACGGAGGGGTTCTCGGTCACGTACGAGCGCGGATCGGGCGGCACGCTCCGCAGGTTCATGATCGCCGCGACCGAGATCAGCTACGCGACGCGCGACGAGGCCGAGGACAACGACGGCAACCCGTACGTCGAGGTGCTCGGGTTCCGCACCGAGCCGCAGGCCGCGCTCGCCGACAACCTCTCGATGGTCACGATCAACGGCAAGGCGACGCCGGATGCCTGAGCCCGCCTGGAAGCCGTCGTCGCTGGCGGAGGCGAAACGCAACGCGGTCGCGAACTTCACCTCGTCCTCAGGGACGAGGTGGAGCGTCCGGCCGATGACGATCGACGAGTTGCTCGCCTTGAACGGCATGCCCGACGACCTCATCCGTGTCGCCCTCCTCGACTCGGTCCGCATCACTGCGCAGTCGTCGGCGCTCACGCTCGAGATCCACGAGAAGATCAAGGCCGGCGACAAGCAGTCGCTTGCCGAGGCCCGCAAGCTCTCGACCGACCTCGTCGAGCTCCGCAACCGGCTCGTCATCGCAGCTGTGCAAGCGCCGAAGCTGAAGGCGAAAGACCTGGCGCAGATCGACCCGTATGACCTCGACGAGATCGCCGCGGTCGCCCAGCACAGGCTCGTCGTCGATGAGGCCGGGAGGCTCATCGACCCGCTCGCCACGTTTCCGGGCGCTGGTAGCTAGCGATGACGGGCTCCGTGTCGTCGCTCTGTTCGAGCGGATGGGATTCTGGCCTCATCTGGCCGACGACCTCGTCCACGACTTCCTCATCCGCGAGGCTCTGATGCGCCGGGCCGACCACCTCGCCGACCTCGAGCGCGATCGCATCGAGCTCGAGGCGCGCGTGAAGGCCGTCGAGCAGGCAGTGACCGACCGTGTCCGCCGCGGCGGTGTGATGCATTGAGCAGCTCGGTCAAGATCCCCGGCGCCGACCTCCAGATCTCGGTTGACCGCTCCTACGTTCCGGAGCTCGAGGAGGCGCGCACGAAGGTACACCAGGCGTTCTCGGGGATGTCCGACGACGCATTGCGCTTCGCCGCCGCCCAGGACCGCTACGACCGTGCGCTGAAGGCCTCGAACGGCCGCGTGACCGCGTCGGTCAGGTCGGCGGAGCTGAACCTCCGCCGGGTGCAGCAGCAGGCGTCGACGACGAGCGCGGCCGTCGTGAAATCGGCGAACGAGTCGTCGAGCGCGCTGCACAAGGAGGAGCAGGCGTTCTCACGCGTCGGCCGCGGCGCCCTGTCCGGGTCAGGCCTCGTGCGCGGGCTCGGCCGCTCGGTGCTCTACGCGTCGTCGACATTCCTTGGCGCGTACGGGTTCATCTCCGTGATCGAGTCGGCGACGAAGGCGGCGGAGGAGCAGCAGGTCCAGGAGGGGCAGCTCGAGACAGCGTTGAAGAACCGCGGCCAGGTCGTCGAGCAGCTCCGCGGCCAGATCACCGGCCTCGTCGCCGCGAACGCCAAGCTCGGCTTCGGCGAGCACGACGTCACCGCCGCGCTGACGCTCGGCGTGACGACCACCGGGAGCCTCGCCGGCGCCACCCGGCTCTTGAGCGTCGCGCAGAACGTCGCCAGGGCGAAGGGCATCGACCTGTACGCCGCGACGCAGCTCGTCGTCAAGGGATTCCTCGGCCAGTCGCGCGGCCTCAAGTCGCTCGGCGTCGACATCGGCGCCGGCGTCAAGGGCTGGCAGGCACTCGACGCCGTGCAGGCGAAGTACTCCGGCCGCGCAGTCGCGTTCTCGAAGACGAACGCCGGCGCGTTCGCGACGGAGCGCGCCGAGCTCGAGCAAACACGCGTCACGATCGGGAACGAGCTGCTGCCGGCCGAGCTGAAGCTCGCGAACGCCGTCTCCGGGTACCTGGGCAAGGCCGAGAACCAGAAGAAGATCCAGCACGACGTCAACGCCGTCATGACGACGGCCGGCCATCTCGCGCACGACGTGAAGGACGTCTACGACGCTCTTGCGCCGGCGGTCGGAACGGTAAACGGCGTTCTCGGCGGCACCGAACGCACCGTGAAGCTCCTAGCCGGCGCGTTCATCGCGATGAAGCTCGGTGTGCTGCCTGCGCTCTTCGGCAATGTGGCGGCGGCGATCAAGGGCGTCGGCACGCAGGCCACCGTCGCGACTGGAGAGGTCAACGGCCTGGCGACCGCCGAGGGGCGCGCAGCCGGCGCCGGCGCCGCCGGCGCTGTTGGCGGCGGCCTCGTCCCGCTCGGCTTCGGCGGCCGCGGCGCACCGGGTGCTGATCCGACGAACCCGATCCCGAACCGGGACCTGCGCGCACCCGGCGGCGGCTTCGGCGCACGCCTCGCCGCGAAGTTCGGCGCCGGCGCAGTCGAAGGGCTCACCCTCGGCGGCGGCGGCTTCCTCCTCCCCGGCCTCTCGACAGACGTCGTCCCGAACGCGAAGGTTCACACCGGCCAGATCCTGAAGCAGAACGGCAAGCAGTACGTGATCATCGCGAACGCACAGGGCGGGATCCTGCAGATCGTGACGCTCGCCCAGTACAAGGCCGCTTTGAAGCAGCAGCGCGCGAAGCCGCAGGGCAGCCTGACCAACAACGGCTTCACGACCGCGAACCTCGCAGCGCCTACCACAGGCGCCGCAGGGTCGCCGCCCGTCGACCGGCTTACCAGGATCAACCTCGCCGTCTCGGCCGCCCAGACCGGTGTTGCAAGAGGTGACAAGGGCGCCCAGACCGCGCTGGTTGCCGCGCTGAAGGGCCAGATCGACTACGACCGCCACTACGAGACGATCCAGGAAGGGCTCCTGAAGACTGATGTGAAGCATCGCGCTGAGCACGCCGCGATCCTCCAGCAGCTCTACGGGCAGGAGCAATCGGCCGAGGATCAGATCACCGGGATCGAGCAGGCGAACGCCGCGAAGGTCGCCGAGGCGCGTGCCAAGCGGGCGGCCGCGCACAAGGCCGCGCTCGCCGCTCACGGCCAGGCGCTCTCGTCGAGGCTCGGCGGCATCGAAGGTCAGATCACGACCGCGCAGACCGCCGAGGGGCAGGCGCCGAACATCGCGAAGCTGAAAGCCGCGCAGGAGCGCGAACGGCACGCACGGCAGCTGCTGATCGACTTCTACGTGAAGGAGTCGCACGACCCTCAGCTCACGAAGGCCCAGCAGGGTGCGGCCGTGAAGAACGCGGCCTCGGCAAGGCAGGCGCTCGCGAAGTCTGTGACTGACGACCGGGCCGCGGCCCTGAAGCAGGCCGTCGATACAGCCGAGAGCGCCCGTCTCGCAGCTACTGAAGGGACAGCCGCCTACACGCGTGCGACGGCCGCCGAGAAGAAGGCGCTCACCGCCGAGATCGCGTACCACAAGGCGCGCGAGCACAACGCGAAGCTGCCGCTCGCCGCGAAGCGATCAGCGACGGCCGCCGAGCTCGCCGCGCAACGGCAGCTCCACGCACTCGACAAGACACCGGCCGTGACCGGCGACGCGCGCGCGAACGAGGCCCAGTTCCTCTCGGCGTTCCAGGCGATCATCCAGAACGTCGCGCCGAACGCCACCCCGGTCGGCTCAGGGAAAGCGGAAACGCACCTCTACAACCTCGTCCACGAGAACCGCCGCTCGAACAGCTTCCTGTCACGCATCGTTCGCGACTCGAAGTTCCCCGGCTCCGGCTACGCGCTCGCGAGCTCGTCGAACGGGCTCGGATGAGGTACTCGACGATCAGCCAGATCGGCTCGTTCACCGCGGTCAATGGCGGCGCCGCCGACTACTTCCTGCCCGACCCGACGAAATGCACCGGCGGTGACGACGCGCCCCTGCGCACCACAGTCGAGCCGGCGCCAGGCCTCGATGGTGCGCTGATCCTGCCGCCGCTCGACGACGCGCAGATCATCACGCTCGCCGGCCCGCTGATCATCACGTCCGCCGGCGACGAGGCCGGCTACTTCGCCGCGATGGACACCCTCTTCGCCGCACTGAAGACGGCGCTCGCCGCGCTGAAGGTCGCACCGGATGACCTCGTCTCGAGCGACGGCACGGTGAAGGTCTGGAAGTACGCCGGGATCGACTCGGGCTGGGAAGACCTGACGAAGACCGTGACGTTCGGGCTCGTCGTGGACGTCTTCGCGTGACCAAGATCCTCAAGTGCGACCTGTCGGCGGACGCGGCCTACGTCGCGCAGAGCCTGCCGCCGTCGAGCGTCTACACGATCACGTTCGAGATGATGATCCCGGCGGCGACGTTCGCGGCCGTCGTCCCCACTCCGGGCGCGTTCGCCGAGCTGCTCACGCTCGGCGGCGTCGGCGGCCTGTACGGGCATCCGTCACCGCCGACGTATAGCACCGACGACGGCGGCGGGTTCGCGTCGACGCCGCCGAACACAGCAGATCACTGGGCGGCCGTCACCGTCACGCTGACCTACACCAGCGGCACCGACCGCGACGTCCTCTGGAACGTCGACGGCACCGACCTCTTCGCCGCCTACCCGGTGACCTACCCGGCCGACGACACCCAGCCGTTCGACATCCGCCTCGGCGGCTTCGGCGTGCCATCCACCGACCAGATCTACTTCTTCCGCAACGTAGTCGTGAAGGACGGCAGCTCCGCGGTGATCTTCTCCGACGACTTCTCGTCCGACGACACATCGGCGTGGGACACCACCTACGGCGCCGCCACCGTCGAAGACGCCCCGGTCGTCGCCACCGGCGCGCTGACCATCAAGATCTACGACCTCTCGACAAACGAGCTCGCCGACATCTCCGCGATCGCGCTCGAGCGCAGCTACGAGCCCGCCCACAACTCCGGTCGCACGTTCACCATCCAGGCGCCCGCCGCGCACGCCCTCCTCACCGACGTCGCCGACGACGACTTCCCGAACCTCTGGGAGTTCAACCGCAAGATCATCGTCTGGGAGGATTACAACCCAACCCAGCCGCTCATCCACGGACGCATCGACACCATCGAATGGAACGGCGACGGCGACGAAAACCTCGTCACCATCACAGTCCTCTCACCGATGCTGACCGACCTCGGCTACGACGCCGACGACCGCGCCGGACGCCCCGTCCGAGACGAGACGGGCAACTTCATCAACCCGACCTTCACCGGCACAGGGTCCGACCCCACGAAGGTCAGCGGCCCCGATCTCGTCCAGCAGATCCTCACAAACAGCGTCAACCCCGACCCGACCATGGGCGAAGGGCAGCTCCCGATCGTCCTCGGCACCTTCGACGTCGACGTGCCGCCCGCGATCGACCTCAACCCAGGCGACTCAATGACGTGGCCCGCGCTCGCCGGCGACTTCTTCCAGCAGCTCTGCCAATCAGGTGTCGTCGACATCATCGAACGTCCCGTCGACCCCACCGAAGACCTCGACCCGTACGTGATGGTCGAGATCTCCGCCGTCTCATCCGCAGGCACCGACAAATCAGACACCGTCCACTTTCACTATTGGACAGACGACTTCAATGCCTCCGCCTGCCGGCGCGTCGCCGCGGGGAAGACGATCAACAATAAGCCGTTCTTCTACCTCGGCCCGCGGATCGACACCGAGCACTGGCGGGCGAACATCGCACCCGACTCGCCTGGCGTCACCCCGGACCCGACGGCGAGCCGTGCGCTGTACGGCGGCCCGGGCGACAACCCCGGCCAGTTCATGTCGATCGAGGTCTTCGACAGCCTCGGCGACGAGTCATCGTCACGGCCGCTGTACCTCGCGCTCTACAACGCCGAGCTCGGCTACCGGCTCGCACCGAGGTATCTGCTGTACGTCACGCCGAACCCGGCCGCGAAGGCGCTCTTCGACGCGCCGAAGGACTTCGACATCAGCGACGAGGTCGGTATCAAAACCGGGGCGCCGTTCGGGATCGTCCTCGACGAGAAGGAGCGGGTAATGGGCTACACCGCGACGTGGTCGCGCGAGGGCGTGAAGCAGCTCTCGGAGCTGCTGACGACAGCGGACGTGACGCTGTGAGAGTTCTGCGGACCCCGGGCGAAGGGCGGCGCATCACCGCCGCGTCACGCACGGCGGCGTCCGTGCAGAAGCGCTTCACGGGCGGTATCTCAGATGACCGCGGCGGCTACGACAGCGACGTCGCATCGTTGCCAGCCGCCGGCCCGACAGCCCTCACCTGGGCGCACAGCTTCGGCTCCGTCCTCTTCAACCTCGACGACGCAACGGAACCGGTGTTCCTGAAAGCCGGGATCTACGCCGTCATGGTGAGCGTCAACCCCCACAATCCGGTGAGCGGCGTCGAGTTGCCCGACGGGGCCTCGTTCTCGACACGCCTCGCCGTCAACGACAGCCCAGACCCCGGCGGCGTCGCGATCGACGAGACATTCCAGGTCGGCACAGACCAGGACGCCGGCACAGCACTCACAGTCGTCTGGTTCGCCGCGGCCGGATCGTCCGTGAGCGTGATCGTCAACAACCGCGACGCATCAGCACGCCACTTCTCGGCAGGCATGCGCATCCAGCGAATCACCGACAGCTGAGAGACGGGAGAGGAGCACACGATGCCGACCAAGACGCCGGGGCTTCAGCCTGCCACCGAGTTCGCCGACGCGATCGTGCTCAGCTCGCCGCACGAACGGTCGCAGCGGGTCAAGGACGCCCAGTACACGCTGAACGGCAACAACTTCTTCAAGGTCGACTGGCTCAAGTCGGACGTCGACGGCGAGTGGGGAATCCAATCCGGGCAAGCTGCCGACGCCGCCCGATGGGCGCTCGGCTACCCCGACGCAGACTGCAACTCGCAGGTGTTCGGGCAGCCGCTGTTCGACTACCTCCGCGTCGACGGGAACCGCAAGAAGCTGCCGGCCGCATACCTGATGCGCCGCAAGACACGACTGGCGGCCGCGCAGTCGGTGAAGGCGAAGGCGCTCGCGTGCGCGATCACACAGATCGGCGTTGAGGAGAACCCAAAGGGATCGAACCGTCAGAAGTTCGGCGCCTGGTACGGCCTCAACGGCGCGTTCTGGTGCGCGATCTTCGTCACCTACTGCCAGGTCGTCGGCGGCGGCGACAAGAAGGTCTTCATGCGCGGCTCACGGTCGGCGTGGGCGTACTGGGTCGAGAACATGGCGCGCGCCAGCCAGTACGGGCTGCGCATCACCACGAACCCGGAGCCGGGCGACGTCGTCGTCTACCACTACCACGACGGCCACACCGGGATCTTCGAGGAATGGATCGACCGGCCGAACGGGATCTTCCACGCGATCGAGGGCAACACGTCGGCCGGGTCGGATGACAACGGCGGCGCCGTGCGTCGGCGGCAACGTGCGTTGTCGTGGTGCCCGACTGTGTTCGTGAGGTTGCCGTCGTGAGGACGGCAGCCAACCTGAGTAGGCGTATGAATGAGTTCCCTTGACCCCACAGCAGTGGCGCACGTGGCAGGGCATCTTCCGCGATGTCACGATCACGCTCGTCGCGGCATTCATGCTCGTCTACGAAACCGTCGTCGCGACAGACCCGAACGCCTACGTGCTCGGAGCTGGGTTGACCCTGCTCGGCATCCCGCCAGCACTGCGTCTGGACAGACGGCGAGGACGCAACGGTGACGACCCTTACGACGGTCCGGGTGGCTACTACCGCGGAGACGAGTGAAGGCCGCGTGATCGCCAGACATCTCCATCTCGCAGGGGTTCTAGCGGCCGGCAGCATCGCCGAGATCGCGCTTCTACTCATCAAGGGAGTGGTCTAAATTGCGCCGCCTCGAAACAGACGCACGCGAAGTCCTATCGGACTGGCGGTTCTGGATGGGCATCGCCTACTTCGGCCTCGTTTCCGTCGTTATTGCGCTCTTCGTCCTCTACAGCAACCAAGCACACGAAACCGCCACACGGGAAGCCGCGACGAAAGCAGCAGCGGCGACGCAGGTCGGCCAGTGCTTCACATCCGTCAAGAACGCCCCTGTGACGTTCGGGTTCATCGACGCGCACGAGGCGATCATCGAGAACGGCCTAATCGCGAATCGCGCCGCGATCGACGCATCGCCGCCCAGCGACCCGCTACGCCCGATCAGAGCCAAGTCGATCGTCAGGCTCGAGAAGGCCCGCCGCAACGTGACGCAGCTCCGGCAACTGATCCGGTCTGCCACACCGACCAAACCGAAGTGCGTCGAGCTCGCCGACAAGCTCGACGTCGACGCGACACGCTACCTGAAAGGACAGCCATGACACGCGCCCTCTTCCAAGACATCTGCCTCGTGATCATCACGCTCGCCGTGGTGATCACGACGTTCAAGGGTTGGAACGCGATCTGATGACAGCCCACCCGAACACCATCGCCGCGCTGATCGCAGGCGGGCTCGGCACCCTCACCGCCCACCTGCTGAACCGGTATGCAGGCACCGACCTGACGCCTGTGCAGGTCGGCGTAATCGCGACCGGCTACGCCGCCGTGATCCTCTTCATCGGCCGCCGCGGCCTCAAGGGCACCGTCTCAGCCGTCTGGAACGGCGTCTGGAACGGCACACCCGCCCCGGCGCCGGCGGCGCCTGCTGAGGAGCCGGAGGCATGAGCGATCCTCTCGTCGACCAGGCGAACGCGATCGACAACAAGTCGCCGCAGATCAAGAAGTTCGCGCAGATGTCAGCCGCCCGCACGATCACGCTCGACGCCAAAGTCGCGGCACTCACGCCGGTCCCGCCACCTCCCCCGCCCCCGCCTCCGCCGCCACCGTCCGGGACGCATCTCGGCAACGGCTACCTCTGCAGCCTCCAGGGCACCTCATACGCCCAGATGGCCGACACTGAGCGTGCGCACTACGGCGGGATCATCGTCGGCTTCGGCGACGAAGGCAACGTCGCGCAGTTCGAGAAGGCCCACCCGTCCTGCCACGGCTTCGGCTACCAGACGTCGATCGAGATTGGGACGAACACCTGGGCCGGGGCGATCCTCGTCGACGTCGCACGGACGAACGGCTGGATCCTCAAGGACGCGAAGGGCGTCGAGGTGCCGATGGGCGGAGGCAACTTCGCCGGCGACATCACGAACCCCGACTACATGGCCGCCTGGTGCTCATACGAACTCGGCCGAGTCGGCGTCACAGGGCTGAAGCGGAAGTTCCTCGACAACGTCACCGGCGAGCTCATGCTCGGCTCCTGGTTCCGATCGATCCCGGCGAAGCTGCCTGTCGACGCGGCCCTGCAGGACGCCTACATCACGTTCCTCGCCTACCAGCAGGAGCACCTGCCCGGCTTTTACCGTCTCGCGAACACCGGGCCTGCCCCTGACCGTCTAGCGTGGTGGAAGCGCGTGGCTCCGGTCGTCGACGGACTCCTCCTCGAGAACTTCGACGGATCCGATGCCCACCTCGCCTGTCTCACCGCGGCGCAGGACGCCGGCCGGGACGCATGGGCGCTCTCCACAGCCGACCCTGCCTCCGCGCAGGCGAAAACCCTGGCGACCAGGTTCGCGTCCGTGTGGAACCGCAAGGGCGGCGGATTCGGCCTCACAGGCGTCGGCGTGTGGAACGCCAACTGGACCGCGCAGATCACATGACCGTCACAGAGGCGCTCTCAATCCTCGCCGAGCCCGAGTACGAACCGTTCCGCCAGGTCGTCCCGACCGCCGAAGACGTCGCGATCTGGCAGGCCCAGCACGACAGACGACTCGAGGCGCTCCGCGTCGCCCGGGCGCTCCGATGATCATCTTCGCTCTTCTCTTTGCTCTCGGGCTTGTCGCCGGCGCCGCGTTGGCGCTCGGAGTGCTGGTGGTCTACGTGCTCAAGGCGTAGCTAGAGCATCTTCGTCAGCACGTACCAGACGACGCCGATCA